TAAAAAAGAAGAAGTGGAAATTGTTGTATCATTTCATTAATTTTTATTATTTTATATCTAATATAATTATATATAAAATGAATAACATGCAAAAACGTTTTTTATTGTTTTTAGTTGGGTGCATTGGTGTAAGATTTTTATTTGTTTACCTTGCTAAAAATTCAAGTGCGTATTATTTGCGCGTTTTTGGCTATTTAGCATTATTACCAGCAATTGGATTTACCTATATTTATTTAACAGGTTCCAGAACAATTGGCGCTGAAACATTTGGAGAAAAAATTTGGTGGAATAATTTAAGACCAATTCACGCCGCATTATACTTTTTATTTGCATATAATGCTATTAATGGTAATAGAAATGCGTATCAGTATTTATTAATTGATGTTATTATTGGTGTTATGAGTTTTTTAATTCATCATTACAATAGTGGAGATTTTTCAAAAGTTTTTTAATTAATAACTTTTGGTAATAATAATATATATTAAAAATATTCCAAAAAAATTCTTTGAAAACAAATCTAAAATATTGTAAAACATATTTTTAATATAATATGGCAATGTTGCTACAATTCCATATAAAGACCAAAAGAAAAAGAAGTATAAAAATAATTGCCATCCTGAATTATCATAGTTAACGTAATTAATAAAAATTAAATAATAGTAAATTAAAAATGGTATAAATCCTAGTATTACACCCATTAATGTAGGTATTATATTAACTTCTCCTAAATAACCAAATAAAAGCATTAGCCAGTTAAGTATTATAATTATCATTATATTTGTAAAATTTTCATTAAATACTTGAAAAAAATCCAAATTTGTATTTTTAATATTATTTCTATTATTTAGATAAATTAAATAAACAATTAATGTTACTAACATAGTTGGTGTAGTTATTACCCAATCTAAATATCGCTTTGGTGTGACATTTATAACGTTATTAAAGTTATATAGCAACCAAACATAAAAAGAACCTTCAATTAATTGAACTAATACTTCTAAAATTAATAATTGTCTTATAATATTAAATGCAGTTGGAACTTTTATAAATAATGAAAAAATTTCAATTATACCAGTTACTATTTGAACTAAAATTGATATTCCAAGTGAATAATAAAAATAAGCTTTATTCATATAATAATTAAATAATATAACATTTAAAGCGCTAAATATTTAAAAATTAAATGAAAATAGATAGTAATGGGTAATTCTCAGTCAATACAAAAAATAAATTTTGAAGATATTCAATTTGTTCTTAAAAATAAGGAAGCATTTATACTAATAAATACATTAAAAGAAGCAGAACAAGATTGTTTAATACGAGGAACTACAAGTATTCATAAAGAAGTTGAAATTATAAATCATTGCCTTAAAAATGGAATAAAACACATAAAAATTATAATTTATGGTAAGAATTCAAATGATGAAAAAATATATGAAAAATATAGCCAACTCAGTTCTCTCGGGTTTTATAATATTTATGTATATCCAGGCGGACTATTTGAATGGCTTTTATTACAAGACATTTATGGTGTTGATGATTTTCCAACAACAAAAAAAGAACTTGATATATTAAGATTTAAACCAAATAAAGTATTAAATGTGCCATTACTTGAATATTAAATTTACTTTTTAATTAAATAATCCATTAAGACATAAATTAGATAATTCATCAGCTCTTTTATTACTTGTTCTATAAATATGAATAAATAATATACTATTAAATTGTTCTTCAAGGCGTTTTGCCTCATCATATAATGTGAATAATTTTTCTGATTTTACTTTATATTCGCCAAGCATTTGTTTGATAATTAATAAACTATCGCCTTCTACATATAAATCTTTAATGCCTAAATCAAGTGCTTTTTCTAATCCCAAAATTAAACCATTATATTCTGCTTCATTGTTGGTGCAATTATAACCGATAAATTTGCTTGCACCCCATATTTCGTTTTCATAATTAAATATGACTGCACCAGCGCCTGCTAAGCCAGGATTGCCTTTACTACATCCATCAAATTGAAGCAAATATTCTGGTTTTGGAAATACATTTGCAGTATATTTATTTGCTGCGTTTGTAATAATTTTTGGAAACATTCTTCTATACATTATGCTTAAATTAAATAATAAATCATATTTATTCTCTCAATTTTATATTTATTTAATTTGCTTAAATAAATATCTATGAATGTAATATAAGAAATGTTTTTAGAGTTATTTTTATTTCTCTCCTTTCTTGTAAATCTAATAAAGGCTGATACTGAATGCCCTAATGTTCCTTCTTCTTTATTAGGTGTTGATAAACGCGCAGATAAGACTAAACTTCGCCTAGTTCAATATAATGTGGAATGGCTTTTTATTGATTATTACAGCAATGCTAATTGCCCTGGTGATGGATGTTCTTGGCACAATTCAACTGCAGCACAAACCCACTTATCCTATGTTTCTAAGGTTATTAGCGATTTGAATCCAGATATTATTAATTTTTGTGAGATTGAAGGTTGCGACGAACTTAACATGTTAAAATCTTCATTGAATGACGCAACTTATACACCATATTTAATTAAAGGAACCGACACAAGCACAGGCCAAAATGTTGGCTTAATTACGCGTGTTAATCCAGTTACAAGTCTTTATAGAACTGAAAATAAATACAGTTATCCAATTGCTGGGTCAAAATGCGGATATACTGGCACTGGTTCAACTGGTGTTAGCAAACATTACATTACTGAATTTAAGATTGGTTCTACTAATTTGGCACTTATTGGCGCCCATTTTGTAGCCATTCCAACAGAAGCATCCAGATGTGCTCAGAGAGAAGGGCAAGCGTCTATTTTACAACCAGTTATTGCTGAATATATTAACAAAGGTTATGAAGTAATTATGATGGGAGATTTAAACGACTTTGACGGGCAAGTTCCTGATGTTAATAACAATCAACCAATATCTCAAGTGTTAAATATACTTAAAGGTCAATTTGGTGATTATAAAGGACAATATACTTTAACAAGTGTTGCAGAAAATGTGGCACAAAGTCAGAGATATAGTGATTGGTATGATTCTGATAATAATTGTAATACACAATCAAGTAAAGATTATTCAATGATAGACCATGTTTTAGTAACAAATGGAATTAAAAATAAAATTTCTAATGTGTATTTTTATCACGGATATAGCGAATATTGTGGAACATATAATTCAGACCATTATCCAGTTGTGATTGATTTAAATATTTAAATATAATCGCATTTTTCAACAATAAGTTTGTCTTCACAAAGAGTAATTTTAAATGGTAATCCACATCCATAAATTAAATTATTATGAATATAATAATCACATAAATACTTATTTGCGTGTGGATTTATTTGTTCTCCTGAAACTTTAAATATACCGTGTCTAAAAATACAACAATTTAGTTCTTGAATAATAATGTATTCACTACAATGCGGGCATTGAATAATAGGTTTTTCTTTCATTAATAATATATAATAGAATTGTATTATTTATTTACGACTTTTACTTTTTTTATACATTTTTTTAGACTTTTTATTATTGCGTTTTTTATAGCGTCTTTTGTTTTTTCTTGTTTTTCTACCACCACTTGGAGCAACAATAACAGGTAATAATCCGCGGTCAAAATATCTTGATTCTGGGTTTTCATCTTCTTCTTTTGACGCAGGAGGTTTCATTGTGATTCCAAGTTTAATAGTTTCAAACATTTTATTAATGTCTTCTGCAGGCAAATATTTTTCATAAACTTGTCTGAATTCTTCTTTCTGGCCGTTTTTAACCAATCCTCTAATAAATGACGCAGAATATGCAGAAGGATCAATATCCGCTATACTACGGTCGCCTAATCCGGACGCTTTTAATGCTGTCATTCCTTCTCTTCCCAATATAAGTCCGTCAATTGAACTAACGTAATCGTATTTTCTAAATGTATCAACAATTGTATCTAAAAAGTCGGCTCTATCTCTTCCAACAATAAAAAACATATTTATTTTTGGAACACCTCTATCAATAAAGTCTCTTCTAATAACACTATTAATAAATGAAAATGGACTACCAGTTGAACATAATACAATAACTTGTAAATTTTCAATTTGTGAGCGTCTGTTACCACCCATAATAACACAATTTTCGCCAATACAACCTTTTTTAGATGGTTCTGCTTCTACTGCAACTGGTTCTTCTACTGTATTAGCCGCAGCCACAACTTCCGCTGGTTCGGCTTCTATTAATTGTCTCTTATATGCTGCAATCATTTCTTCTAATACACCAGATTTATAAATAGAATCCGCACCACTTCGAATACTATCCATAATAACACCATCTGCCTTATTTTTTGGCTTTGGTATGGTGTCTGAACTACAAGGCATTGGATTTTTACCATCTACAGAACTTGATGTAATTATATATGCCTTTTCTGAACCCAATTCAACTGCTTTGTCAATTAAATTTTTTATTAATACTAAATGACCTGGCGTTGGTGGATTCATTCTAACAAAAGAAAAAATGAATGTATTATTAGGTTTATAATCAATACTCATTATATATTATTTTAATATTTTATTTAATTGTAAATAAATCTGTCAATATTACTTATCCATGTTTCTAATTGGCTCTTATTTTGATAAATATCTACATTTCCATTTAAGATTAATTGATTGGTGCAAATTCGACTACTCATAAATTCGTCCAACATATTATCGTGATATTTTTCACAATTTTCTAAATAAGTCAATGGAATATTTTCTTCACCATCTCTGGAACGCTTTGCAATTCTATTATAACACGTATTTGCGTCTGCTTTTACATAAATTACCTTATGTACTGGAAATTCGCTGGAAAATGTATTAAACCAATTCAAGTAAATTTGATACATAACATCTTCCATTTTGCCAGAATCAAATAACATCTTCGCAAATACTAATTTATCAGTATATAAACTTCTTTCCGTAATAAAGATTACCTTTTTTGCGTTAGTACTTATAGCGTTAAATGAATCACGCAAAACTTTAAGGCGAGAAATATAAGCCATCATTTGAAACGAAAATGAATACTTATCTTGGTCTGCATAAAACTTTTCAAGTATAGTTGTTCCATTCGCATCCTTAATCTTAACCCATTCATCAACCGGCTCCTTTAAAAACACAATGTGCGCTTCATCTTTATAATGGCTACGCAAATTTGCTAACAAAGTGGACTTACCTGAACCAATATTACCCTCGATAGAAACAATAATAAAATCGTTTTGGATTGACATTTGAGTTATATAATATATGTTTGAATTTATTTAAATTATTTTATTTCAATTTTAAAAAAATTGATTAAATTAAATAAATATAAAGAAATGGTATTATAGTAATTATATACACATCTAAAATGGATTTAAAGCAACGTAAACTCAACAAGTCTGAATGGGAGTCGATTGAAATATCAGTTTCAAAACAAGAAATTGATATTTTAAGTATGATTATGAAAGGTTATCATGATGTTAATATTAAAGTAAATAATAATAACTCATTATTAACTTTTCTAAAAATTGAATATTCCGAAAAAATGGAAGATTATTTATTTAATAAATATATGCGCGCAGCTAGTGACCGCATTGAAAAAGGTATTAAAAAGGTTGATCCTGAATATAAAAATATGAAAATTAGTAGTGAACTCAAGTTAAATTCTGCTGATAGAATTCGTGTAGAGCGATTTAACGAAGAATCAATTAGAGAAAACGACATTTATGAGTTTGTTTTATTAGAAAATATTGAAAACTTAGTAACATCTAAGATATCGAAAAATGAAAAGCAATTTAATTATTATTATTATAGCCTTTATATGCTAAGTAGAAATAATATTGCAAAATTAAATAGACATGTGCGCTATCTGTCTAGTATAGTATTGGATAAATTTGAAGAAGATGTTAATAAACTTGTTATTATTGAAAATGCGGTGGAATTTATTGAGAAAAATAAGAATTTATTAAAGTATGGCGATTTAACTTTGTATCAACATCAAAAAGATATATTTACTGCATGTAAGAGTCCAAATCCAAAGTTAATTTTATATATGGCACCTACAGGCACTGGTAAAACTATGACACCTATTGCGCTTTCAGAACAAAAGAAAATTATCTTTGTATGTGCTGCGAGACACGTTGGATTAGCATTAGCAAGAGCGGCAATTTCAATGAAAAAGAAGATTGCGTTTGCGTTTGGTTGTGGTTCTGCGTCGGATGTAAGATTGCACTATTTTGCTGCGAAGGTTTATACTATAAATAAACGCACTGGAGGCATTGGAAAAGTAGATAATAGCGTTGGTGATAATGTGCAAATTATGATTTGCGATATTAAGTCGTATTTGCCTGCGATGTATTATATGCTTGCGCACTTTAAGGCAAAAGATATTATATTATATTGGGATGAGCCAACAATTACAATGGATTATGATGCGCACGACTTTCATGCTACTATCAGAAAGAATTGGAAGAAAAATGCGATTCCAAATGTCGTTTTATCATCTGCTACATTGCCTAAAATGAGCGAATTAACTGAAACCATACCTGATTTTATTAGCCAATTCCCTGGCGCCGAAATTTGTAATATTGTAAGTCACGATTGTAAAAAGTCAATTCCTATTGTAAATAAAGATGGTTTTGTTATGCTGCCGCATTATTTACACGAAGATTATGATAAAACGATTGAAGTCGCAAAACATTGCAAGGATTATTTAACATTGCTGCGTTATTTTGATTTAAATGAAGTGGTTAATTTTATTGGTTATGTAAATAATAATGGCTATGGAAATGCGAAAACTCGTGTAGAAAGACATTTTGAAACGCTCAATGATATTGATATGAAAAATATTAAAACATATTATGTATTCTTGCTTAGTAATATTGTAAAGGACAAATGGTCGATTATTTACAATCATTTTAAGATACAAAGACAGCCGCTTATTTTGGAAAATACAAAGATTGACGCAAAGGGTAATAAAATTGTAAAGGCTAGAAGTATTGGCCCCGGCACAACCGTCTTTAGAAGTGGCTCTAGTTTACAAGGTTCATCGCTTATAAAAATGGCAAGTGAAAATCCGGCTACTAAAGTAGAACAAGTTCAAGGCACATCAGGTGTTTATGTTACTACTAAAGACGCATATACTTTAACAGATGGTCCGACTATATTTATTTCCGATGATATTGAAAAAATTGCAAAATTTTGCGTTCAACAAGCCAATATTCCAGCCTGCATTATGGATGACATTATGAAAAAAATCGAATATAATAATGGCATTAATGAAAAATTGTATGAACTTGAAACTGAAGTAGAAGCATTAAAAGAGGAGTCTGAAAGACAAGTGCTAAATGAAGTAAAAAGTTTTAGCGCTGGAAAGAAAATTTCAGGACGTAATAAAACCGGAAAAGAACTTAAAAAATTTAGCAGAGATGTTCCTGACAATGTATCCAGATCTGGCACTGGTAATATAAATAAACTTACTGAGGAAATTAATATGTTAAGAGGAATGATTAAAACCGCTACATTGAATGACGGATTTATTCCTAATAAAAAGATGCATCTTGATAAATGGGCTGAAGGAATTGCGTATAATAATGTGTTTACTAGTAATGTTGACGATAATTTTGTATCAGATATTATGGCGTTAAAGGGCGTTGATAATTTATGGAAGGTTTTGCTAATGATGGGAATTGGTGTGTTTATTAATCACGAAAATATAACTTATACTGAAATTATGAAAAAGTTGGCAGATGAACAGAAGTTATATATGATTATTGCGTCAAGTGATTATATTTATGGCACCAATTATCAGTTTTGTCACGGATTCTTAAGTAAGGACTTGAAATTAACTCAAGAAAAGGTTATTCAAGCAATGGGTAGAATTGGTAGAAATAATATTCAGCAAACCTATACAGTGCGCTTTAGAGATGACGAACAAATCGCAAAGTTGTTTACGTCTGAAACTGAAAAACCTGAGATTATAAATATGAATAAGTTGTTTAATACACGCAAAGTTGTGTTGGAAAATGGCATTTATGTGGAAGTAAAAGACGATTTAGAGGATGATTTTGGAAATGCTGCTGCTGCAGATGAAGACGAAGAAGAAGACGACGATAATGACGAGTAAATAAAAGTTTTTGTAAAAAACAAAGAAAATATAAAAAAATAAATTTATAAATTTTTTATATTTTATTTTTATTTATATTTTTTATTACCTTGGTGCAGTTGGAGTATTATTACTTTGATATAAATGTGTATTTGTAGGTAATTCTAATCGTAACGCGAATCTATCTGGGACAGTTCGAATATAAAATGCAATATTTTTATAATTCTCTCCATAAATATCTCGAATTGTGTAATAATTACTTGGTTCTAATTTTGCAGCCATTTCTGGATCTTGACCCGGAACATAAGGCTGACCCGTAGGAACAATTTCAACACTATAATTATCGCTAATTGTAAAATCATCACGAACCATTACTTTCACATAATTAATAAAATCAGTTAAAGTCTTATCTGGGCTTATATTGTAACAAACCGTTCTCTCAGTATAAACCAATTTAAAATAAAAGGTGTGGTCACTCATTTTAGTATATATTATTATGCTTTATTATTTTAAGTATAATAATATTTCAATTTTTTTATTTAACGTCTGCTTCTACGAGAGGCGCGTCTGGTACGTCTTCCGCTGCGTCTGGATTTTCTGCCACCTTTGCGAGTGCGTCTTCCGCGTCTGCGTCTGCCACCCATATTATATTTTGCATTATCGGCAATTATATCGCCAACACGACCCATTTCAAGGTCAATACCATCTTCTTCTTCCATTTTTTTTAAGTCTTCGTCATGTCCTTCATATCCATCATTTTTAACTAGAAGTCCAAATTGATAAACTTCATCTTTATCTAAACCTTGATCTTCCATGAAACGCTTAAACGCTTCAGGGTCTTGTTTCTTTGCAACATTAACAATGCCTTTCTTCTGTCCGTAAGATAAAACCATTTATATATTACGCAGAGATTAAATATTTTTCATACATATAATTTGCTTCCTAAACTTTTAAATTGAAAACCATTATAAACAGATGTGTCAAGAATTTTATTTAGTGTTTTGTCGCTGATTTTTAATTGACGAATGCAGTCATATTTACAGGTGAATTCTTTTACTAAATTGTTGTTCGAGTTTTGCTTTTGTTACAACAAAAGCAATTTATAAAAGGATGTAAATAATATTGACACCCTTTGCTTTTCTTACTTGCCACATATATGATGCAAATAATAATAAATATTTATTTACTTTGCTTTGCCTTCTGATGAGGGAAACCAATATTGTTTTTTGCTTTAATAATTAAAAAGGAATAATTAATTATTAAAATATAATGAAAAATATGAGACGATAAATCGTAACAACTTTTTTAATTGGAATAGGCCAAACCTCCCATACCACTCATGATACGTAAGACGTTGTAATTTGTGGCATAAACACGGACTTTAGCAGTCTTGGTGCCTTCAACGGTAGCATTAGATAAGACCAATTGGAGTGTGGCATTATCAATTCTAGAGAAGTTGCAGGTGCCGCTTGGTTGGTGTTCCTCAGGGCGAAGAGCGAATGAGTAAACGTTAATACCTTCATCAGGGGCACGAGTGTGGGCTTGGTAAGGTTGGACCCAAGAGAAGTAAGAACCTTCACGTTCAGAGAAACGATCTTGGCCGTTAAGTTGGAGCTTAGCGACGACGACGGGGTTTTGGCCCCAGCAGTGCATGTCAAGAGAGGTTTCAGAGAGAACGAAGGTACCAGCATCAGAAACACCAGAGTTATCGAGGTGAGATTGATCGAGGGCATCGCCGGGAACAGCAACACCACCAAGGTTTACTTCATTGTAAGGGTTAGAGGGACCGTGCCAGTATCCAGTGAAGCCAGCAGCAGGGATGTAGTCAAGAGCACCAGCATCTTGGAAGAGACCACGTGCATCAATGTAGGCACGAGAGTCAGCAGCAAGGGCAGCGGGACCACCGAAAGCGTGAATGGCGTTGGGGAGAGCGTCAATGGCATCGGTGTAGTTGAAAGGTTGAGCACCAAGAACCTTGAAGAGGAGAGCATCACAGGTTAAAGATGAGCAGTAGTCAACGTTTTGGTCGGGTTGGACGACCCAGATGAGTTCCTTAACGGGGTGGTTGAAGTTAAGCTTAATCTTGTTAGAAGAAGAACCAACGGACTCATCACCAGTGAATTGGAGTTGAGTGATAAGGTATTCATGGGGGTTTTGGGCCATTCTGCGTCTTTCATCAGTGTCAAGGAAAACATAGTCAACATAGAGAGAAGCAGCAACTAAAGATTGGTTATAG